CTTCGAGTGTTCAGCGATGAATACTCTCAAATCGATGCAAGGTGCGCAGAATGCATAGGCCTTGCTATCTATCTTTTGGAGGATTATCTTATGGGTACACGTTCACAGATTCGCAACCGTTTTCGCACTAAGCCGATCAATAAGATCGGCTCATCTGTTGGCTTTTGGTATTCGGCAACTAGCTTGAATGGTCCTTGGAGTATTGTAAATAGTACTCCATTTAAACCATTGCCAGATGCTCCATACCTTGAAGCTCAACGTACTTTGGACCAATTAAACCCTGGCCCTCCGTACGAAACAGGTGGTGCTTTTAATACGGCTCGTGTTTTCCGTGAAGATGGAGAGACCCCGGTTAAGGGGAGTGGTACCTACACTTCTGCTTCTACCTACCTTGGTAGGTATTACAGATATGTGGGTGGGTTTTATAACCCCATTTTCTATGGTGACGAAATTTCGTCATACACAGACTATGTCCATTTGTTCTCAGAACCTTCTCTCTATGCTAACGTTGCACCCTATCGTCCTACGGTCTTTTCAAAATTAAGACCGAAGATTGAGGTTGCTGACTTGGGACAGTCGGTCGCAGAACTTAGCGACCTTCCCCGTATGCTTAAAACGACTGCTAAACTGTTCTCACAAGAACATGTTAAGCTTTTTAAGTCGCTTGGCGGATTCGCCACGCATAAGGCCAACAACAGTCTACAAATGCCTAAGCATGTAGCTGATCAGTTCCTCAATTACCAGTTCGGCTGGCGACCCTTCTTAAAAGATCTATCAGATTTATTTGATCTGGTGGATCATTCCCGCGTATATATGGATCAAGTTAATAGATCCAATAATACGTGGCAAAGGAGGGCTAGGACGCTTGGAAAATCAGAAACACCGTACACTTGGACTGATGGTGGATATGGTACAGCCTGTTCTTACAGAGCTGATTCCGCTCCACTTGCAGTCCTGTGTCCGCCTGCGACGGGAAATCAATACGCCTGGTGGTGGTCCTACAGAAGTGAGTTAATCACCGAGTGGGCCACCGGCTGGTTTAAGTTTTACCGTCCGGATTTTGATAAGTCCCTAGCTAATTACGATTCTTATTACAATCGTATTAGCCGAACTATTAAGCTCGCGGGACTGACTGTCAATCCGACTCTGATTTATAAGATAACGCCTTGGTCATGGCTCATCGACTGGTTTACCAACGTCGGTGACACTATTAGTGCCATTGATGCTGCTGCCAGTGATGGAGTCGTGTCCAAAAATCTGTACCTAATGGGTTCCAGACAGAAACAGTTGATATTGAAGCAATTCATCAACTTTTCTAGTGGATCCACCGAGTTTGAATGGAAAAGAGTTATCTCTTCCAAGACTCGTGAAAGGGCAGAGAATCCATTTGGATTTGGCCTTTCCCCGGAATCTCTTTCGGGGAAACAATGGGCAATACTAGGGTCATTGGGTTTATCCCGATGGAAACCTTAGTATATCTTCTGCTATGGTCACATTACGTGTCCCTTTGGTAAGGATATGTAGCATAGCAGTTAACCACCACTTTTAGATCTTTGGAGGTCAACTACACATGTTTTCAGATCCACAATCCGTAACAATCAATTCTGTCGCAAAATCGATGCCTCGAGTTTCTACAAACGGACAACAGTCCGTCTATACTAACTCGGACGAATCTTATAAACTCACGATATCTCATCAGATATCTGGAGATAAGGTTCGCTCTCTTGTCCGATTGGACAATAGGGCTATCGTGGCTGACCCATTGACTTCTGTCAATGATTATCAGACACATACGACATATGTCGTCGATGAGAGACCAAAATATGGTTTCACAATGACGCAAGTTGAACAGCAGTTTGCCGGCTTTTTGGCCTGGTTTACTACTGGTAACGTTGATAAGATATTTGGAGGCGAGTCATGAGTTGGAAGAAGTTCCTCCTCATTTTTACGCCTTTCGTTCTTCAACTTCTTTTGGAAATCTCACCTAAGGGTGAAATTTCCGATTCCGCCGCGTCAGCTGAGATCGATGCCTTTCACAAGAACATCGAACTTTCGCTTACTCGTGCAGGATTTAAGAAGGTTGAATAACGTCCATCTATCCCCTTCTATTAGATTAATTTAATCTAATAGATAGCACCGTTTATTGTTTGGATTGACCGGTAGATTACATTGTGTAGCTTGAAGGTGACCCCCTAATAGGAGGCTCCTTGAAAAGCAACGTAAGTGACTACCTTGATCTGGTACAACGCATCTATATAGATGCCTGTGCCAAGTGCATCGCTGATGTCTCTGATTTTCGTGATCTTAAAACAATTAGATCACGAGTTAAAGAAGAGGGAATGTCATTTTTGACAATAACCCTTCCACAATTTTGCGATGACTTTGAGAAAAGTCTTGCAAATGGTTGTGTAGACTCAGCAGACTTTCGAAGTTTTCGGAAATCTGGGTCAATCCCTGCATTTTTGCAAGGTATGATCAGTCTGATCTTTAACTTTGAGACTGGGAGAATTTACGATGATAAAGTTTATATTGCATCGAATGATGTTCCTACTATCGTTGATAGTGTCCGGCAGATTTGCCGGTCCTTCAAGAAATTGGAACTTCCTTGTACCCCCGAAAGGGAGTATAGAGCATTCGAAAACTTCACCTCGACTGAGCAGTCCTTTCAGATGTTTTCATTGCCGAAGGAGGATGCCGAACAGTTTTGTTTGGTTTCCTCTGTGTTGTGGAGCAGCATGCTGGACGATTTACGCCCTGATATGTTGGTCCTTAAACACGGTCCCGGCAATACCGCCGAACGTATTTCAGGTAATTCGAAATATGTTTGGAAGCGCTGGCATGAACGTCTTGAGCCTTACTTCCCTATTCTCTCTAACGGATATACAATATCCGCTTTTGATTCTAGGGAGCTCGATGACGTATATTTTGTGCCAGAGGATGAGGAACAACCCGTAAGGGTTGTTTCTGTTCCTAAAACGCTGAAAGGTCCCCGTGTTATAGCTATAGAGCCCGTCTGCATGCAATACGCGCAGAAAGGGATTCAAGGCGCTTTAACCTGCGCTATTGAGTCAAACTGGATGTCATCTGGACACGTTAATTTCCGTGACCAAGGTGTGAACCAGAGCCTGGCTATAACTTCATCGAAGACAGGTCTGTTAGCAACGATAGATCTTTCTGATGCTAGTGACCGAGTTCCTCGTGATCTAGCCTTAGAGATGTTCAAAACGCATCCTGATATTAGGGATGCTATTGATGCATGTCGTTCGACTAGAGCAAAATTACCAGATGGCCGTGTTATAGGTCCTCTGAATAAATTTGCTTCTATGGGAAGTGCTCTCTGCTTTCCAGTAGAGTCGATGTATTTCTACACTATATGTGTAGCGGCTCTCTTGAAAGCATGCAATCTCCCAGTAAGTCACGCTAACGTTTTTTCTGTTAGTCGTGATATCTATGTTTATGGAGACGATATAATCGTCCCCACTACATATGCGATGACGGTTCTTGATCACCTACAAAAATACAATTGTAAGGTGAATACCTCAAAGACTTTCTTAACAGGAATGTTTCGAGAGTCATGTGGGACAGACGCATATAACGGATTTAGGGTTACCCCTATTTATATCCGGAAGTTGCGTCCTAAGAACCGACGGCAAGCATCTGAGATTATTTCTTGGGTTTCCACTGCCAATCTCTTTTATGAGAAAGGATATTGGAATACCTCTCAATATATTTTTAGTATTATTGAGAAGATATTGGGGCCTTTGCCTTATATCTCTTGGAATTCTCAGGCACTTGGGCGTAAGTCCTATCTTGGATATTGTTCCGTCGGAAGATGGAACAAGAAATACCAACGTTTTGAAGTAAAAGCGTGGGTACCAAGCCCAGTTTATCGCACTGATAAGCTGGAGAACTACGCCGCTCTAACCAAGTCATTCCTAAAGCTAGAGGACTTGAAAAACCCTCTTGTTTCTAGGGATGCTCTTCA